CAAGAGCGTCAAGAACGAGGAGCCCGGCATCGGCTTTACCAAGTTCGCGCTGGCGATGTACGCCGGCAAGGGCGATGTGTCGAGCGCCAAGGCGTTCGCTGATCACGCGTTCGGCAACGACACCCGCCTGCAGAACGTCATGAAGGCCGCGGTCGCCGCCGGCACCACGACCGATCCGGCATGGGCCGGCAGCCTGGTGGACTACCAGAACCTGTCGAGCGAGTTCGTCGAGTTCCTGCGCCCGCGCACGATCCTCGGCCAGCTCGGTCAAGGCGGCATCCCCGGACTGCGCCGCGTGCCGTTCAACGTGCGCATCCCTGGCAAGACTGCCAAGGGTCGCGCGCAGTGGGTCGGCGAAGGTTTCCGTAAGCCGGTCACGAAATCGGGCTATGAGGCCGCCGAGCTGAAGTGGGCGAAGATCGCGGCGATCTCGGTCGTGACCGAAGAGCTGGCGCGCTTCTCGGACCCGTCGATCCAGCTACTGGTGCGCGACGATCTGTCCGAAGCGGTCATCGAGCGTATGGACGAGGACTTCGTGGATCCGGCGAAGGCAGCCGGCACCGGTGCGAGCCTGTCCCCGGCGTCGATCACCAACGGCGTCACGCCGACCCCGGCTACCGGCGACGTGGATGCCGATATCGCGGCTCTATGGGCCACGGCTGATGCCACGGACCTGCCGGTTTCCAGCGCGGTCTACATCACCGACAGCGCGACAGCGCGCCAGTTGGTGCGCCGCAAGAACCCGCTGGGCAACCGCGAGTACCCGAACGTCACCATGAGCGGCGGCAACATCGATGGCGTGCCGTTGGTGGTGTCGAACTACGTGCCGGCGGGCACCTTCATCCTGGCCTTCACGAGCGAGATCTATCTCGCCGACGACGGCATCGTGACGATCGACATGAGCCGCGAGGCCACGATCATCATGGATGACGACGCGACGGCCACGCCGACGCTGGCGCAGATCCAGAGCATGTTCCAGACGAACCAGCTCGCGATCCGTGCAGAGCGCTACGTCAACTGGAAGAAGCGCCGCCCGCAGGCGGTGGCCTACCTCTCCGGCGTCGACTGGACGCCGGCGGTGCCGGTCACTCCGGGCGACGACGACTGACCCGACGGAGCAACGCCCGCCCGGTTCGCCGGGCGGGCTTCCCGCCACTCCGGAGTACGAAATGAAGAAAGTAAAGATGATCGCGCTGAAGCCGATCCGCGGCGTTGCCGTGGGCCAGACCTTCAACGCGGCGCCGGCCTACGCGCGGATCTGGACGGCGTCGGGCCATGCGAAGGCATACACGGCCGAGGATCCGCAGGCGCCGGCTGCCAAGCCCAGCGAGACGAAGCCCGCGGCCGAGTCCAAGCCTGCCGGGCCTGCGAAGAAGCGCGCCTACAAGCGGCGTGACGCCAAGCCCAGCGAGACGAAGTAAATGACATTCACCCCTGGCGAGATCGCACTCGAGTACGCACTGAAGAAGTACGGCTCGGCTGCGCTGTCGCCTGTCGGCAGCACCTCTGGCGGGGGATGGATTCCCGTTATCCGTGAGCCTTACACCGGCGCATGGCAGGAGAACAAGGAGCTGGCCGTCAAGGACGTGCTGGGCTTCTACGCGGTATACGCGTGCGTGACCCTGATCGCTGGCGACATGGGGAAGATGCCGATCAAGCTCGTCGAGGAAGGTGCCGACGGCATCTGGCGCAAGGTTAACGACGGCTCGCCCTACTGGAAGGTGCTGAAGAAGCCCAACCGGTTCCAGATTCGTAGCAAGTTCGTGCAGCAATGGTTGATCTCGAAGCTGACCCGGGGCAACGCCTACGCGCTGAAGGTCCGCGACCAGCGCGGCATCGTGGCCGAGCTGTACATCCTCGACCCCGGCCGGGTGACGCCGCTGGTGTCGGAGAGTGGCGACGTGTTCTACCAGCTCAAGCGCGACGATCTCTCTGGCGTGGGTGACGATGTGACTGTGCCGGCGCGCGAGATCATCCACGACACGATGATCCCGCTGTATCACCCGTTGATGGGCGTGTCGCCGATCTACGCGTGCGGTATGTCCGCAGGGCACGGACTCAAGATCCAGACGAGCGCGGCGCAGTTCTTCGAGAAGGGCGCGCGGCCGGGCGGTGTTCTCACTGCGCCAGGCGCTATCGGCGATGACACGGCGAAGCGCATCAAGGACCACTGGGACGCGAACTACAGCGGCGTCAACGCCGGAAAGGTCGCGGTTCTAGGCGATGGCCTGAAGTTCGAGGCGATGTCGGCGACCGCGATCGACTCGCAGCTGATCGAGCAGCTGAAGCTGACGGCAGAGCAAGTGTGCTCGGCGTTCCACGTGCCGGCCTACAAGGTCGGCGTGGGGCCGACCCCCACCTACGCGAACGCGCAGGTCCTGAACCAGATCTACTACTCCGACTGCCTGCAGGCCCTGATCGAAGACGCGGAGGCGTCGCTGGATCACGGGCTTGAGCTGCCCAGCCGGTACGGAACAGAGTTCGACCTCGAATACCTGCTGATGATGGATTCAGAGACGCAGATGAAGGTCGCCACGGAGGGCATGAAGGCCGGTCTGATGAAGCCCGATGAAGGCCGGAGGCGACTGAACCTCGAGCCTGTAGAAGGTGGCGACACGCCGTACCTGCAGCAACAGAACTATTCCCTGGCCGCGCTCGCGCGCCGCGACGCACTGGCCGATCCGTTCGGGCGGTCATCGGCGGCTTCAGGGCCCGCTGAATCAGCAACTGATCAGACCGACAAGGCCCTGCACGCACTGTGGCGCCGCGCGCCGGAGACCCTGACCCATGTTTGATGTGCAGAAGTTCGTTGGCGAGCTGCAGGATTACATCGGAAAGGCCCTGAAGCCGCTGGCTGATCGCGTCAAGGCGCTGGAGGAACGCGAGCCCGCTCGAGGAGAGCCGGGCCGAGACGGCGCCGATGGACGTGATGGCCAGGACGCGCCACCTGTCAGCGAAGCCCGACTGCGCGATGCCCTGTCGCCAGCCCTGGCCAAGCACGTCGCCGACTGGCTGGCTGCGAACCCGCCGACACCTGGCGCAGATGGTGCGAACGGTCGCGATGGCGTAGACGGTGCGAGCGTCAACATGGACCAGGTCGAGCAGATCGTCGCAGCGCGCCTGGATGAGATCGAGCGCGAAGCGGCGGTGCAGGTGCAGGCCGCAATCGACGCCTTGCCGGTACCCCAGGATGGGGAGAATGGTCGCCCCGGAGCCGACGGCGCGCCAGGCCGAGATGGCGCATCAATCACGCTGGACGACGTTCGTCCCATGCTGGAGGCCGAGCTGGCGAAATGGGCGCTGGACTTCGAGCGCCGCGCGCAGGGCGTGCTGGAGCGCGCTGTGGAGCGAATCCCTGCACCGCCTGCAGGGAAGGACGGCCGTGATGGCGTAGACGGCAAAAACGGCCGCGACGGCCTCGCCCTGAGGCATCTGTCCGTGGAGCAGGTCGACGAACGCACCATGACTCTTACGCTGCGCGATGACGAGCGGGTTGAGCACGTGCATTTGGCTTTTCCGGTCGTCATCGACCGTGGCGTGTACCGAGAGGGTGATTCGCTCTACGAGAAGGGCGACGGCGTCAGCTTCGGCGGCTCGTTCTGGATCGCCCAGAAGGACGCTCCGGACGGGAAGCCTGGAATGTCCAGCGACTGGCGCCTGGCAGTCAAGAAAGGCCGAGACGGCAAGGATGGTCGCAACGGTATCGACTTCACGAAGCAGGTGAAGCCATGAGAATCATCACCCCCGAGCGCGTTGCAATCGCCATCCGAGCCGACTCCGACGAAGATCTGGCGTATCTCGAGCGACTCGCAGAGGAGGCGTCGCAGATCGTCCTCGACTACCTGAAGCAGTGGCCTGAAACGTGGACTGGGCCGGACGACGTGCCTCTGCACATCCAGTCCGCAACCGCGCTGGTCGCAATCTCGCTTGATGAGAAGCGCGACGAGAATCCGATCAACGAAGGCGTGCGCAGCATCCTGATGCGCAGTCGCGATCCGGCGTTCGCATGATGGCCGTAGCATCCGGCGGCCGGCCCAACCTCATCCGAATCGAGAGGCAGGAGACGGTGACGAATGACTTTGGCGAAGAGATCGGCGTCGAGTGGGTCGAAGTCGCGCGCGTGCGGGCCAGGATGACCAACAAGCTGAGCGCGACGGCCGAGGCTGTGGCCTCCGGCGCTACGGCATACCGAGAGACGGTGCAGTTCGACATCCGCCCCCGCGACATCGACTCGTCGTGGCGCATCGTCCACCGCGGCAAGGTCTACGACATCAAGTCGGCCGGCACGTCGAACGACGGCAGCGAGACGGCGGTGATCGCCGTAGCGGGATTGAACAATGGCTGATCTACCAGATCGTCCGGTCCCGCCGCCGCCGCGCATTCAGTACTACGGGATAGGCGGTCCCCTGATGTTCGACTCCCCGGCGGAATTGGCCGCATGGAAGGCAGAGTCGTGGTGGAGGCTATTGCTGGGCCTGACCGCATACGACCGCAAGCTCTCGAAGCACGGGCGGGGCTGACCGTGAGCATCACCGTCGGCATCCGCGGCCTCGGGGCACTGGCGGAGGACTTCTCGCGCTTGGCGAAAGGTGCGCAGAAGCGCGTGCTGCGACAGGCAACGATGGCCGGCGCACGCGTCGGGCGCAATGCGATCCGAGATGCCGCCCCGGTGGACGAGGGCATCACTCGCAAGAACGTGGTCGCGGCAGCAGCAAAGCAGAACGAGCCCGGCACCTTCACCTCCGGCGTGCGCGTGCGGGGCGAGCGGCGCGACGACGGCACCAGCCCGGCATTCACGTGGCGGTTCTCCGAGCTCGGCACCAGTCGCGAGCCAGCGCGGCCGTGGATCCGTCCCACCTGGGACAGCAATGAGGACGAGATCGCCGTCGCGGTGCGTGACCGGCTGGCGGGCGCAATCGACGAAGCACTGGGACGCCGATGATCGAGACGCTGATCCAGAACCGGCTGCGCGCGCTGGCCGGCGGGCGCGTGTACGGCGGCGTCGCCCCTGACGCGGTCGCGCGGCCGTACATCACGCACTTCCACATGGGCGGCGAGCTCGGCGTGACCTTCTGCGGCCCGGACGGCAGCGACGAGGGCAGCGTCCAGATCGACTGCTGGGCCGCCAGCCGCGGCGAGGCGACGACGATCGCCTGGCAGGTCTTCCACGCCCTGAAAGCGCAGGGCGCCGATTTCGCCGTCGATTCGATTCGCCGGCTCCCGAGCGCGTACGAACCGGACACGAAGCTGCACCGCGTGTCGTGGGAAGTCGCCATCACCACCACCACACCCGACTGAGAGGTATCGCCACCATGGCTTCCAAGCACACGCGCGCGCAGGGCACCCGCATCATGATCTCCGCGCTTCCCATCGACACGCTCACCACGGCCACGCCGGACAACGAGGACTACATCACCCTCGGGTGCACGATGAAGTCGTACAACCGCGCCGGCGGCCAGCGCACGGAAACCGATATCTCGACCTTCTGCTCCGAGGTCGTCGAGAAGGACTTCGGCTTGAAGGACAACGGCACGGTCACGTTCTCGGGCAACTACTACGACGGCGACGACGCGCAGGATCTGCTGCGCGAGGCGGAAGAGGCGGGCGATCGTCACGAGTTCCGGGTCATCGACAGCCGGAATCGCGAGGCGCGCTACCTGGGCGTCATCACGCAGACCAGCGAGGAAGCAAGCGTCAACGGCTCGTGGAATGCGACTTTCACGATCGCCATCGTGAGCCGCATCATCCGTGAAGCGTATACGACCTGATGGCTACCAAGCATGGCATCCGCGCCCTCGCCACGGCCTCGCTCGCGCCCTTCAAGCACGAGCGGGTGACCGTCGACGAGTGGGAAGGCGCGAAGCTGATCGTGCGGCAGATGACCGCCGGCGACTGGATCGACTACCGGGCCGCGATCGCGCGGGCACGGGACGCAGCCGGCCTCGAGCCGGGTGAAGCGTCGGAGGTGCCGGTCAACGTCATCCCGGCTACCGCTCTGGTGCTGGTGCGCACGCTGTTCGACGAGGCCGGTAAGCGCGTGCTGACCGATCGCGATGCCGACGACGTGGCCGCATCGTTCTCGGACGTGCACGGCCGTCTGGTCGATAAGGCGTTCGAACTGTCGGGCATCAACGCCGGCAAGGATGAGGTAGACGAAGCGGGAAACGGCTGACGCAGGAACCGGACCTGCGATTTCTGTGTGACCTCGCGCTCCGGATGGGCCGCACGCTCAAGGAGCTGCGCGAGACGATGGAGCCGGCGGAGCTGGTGCTCTGGATGGCGCGCAATCGAGAGTCGCCGATCGGCTTCGACCGCGAGGACTTCCACGCGGCCCAGGTCGCGGCGGCGGTCAGCGGCGGGAAGATCGACGAGCTGATGCCGAAGTGGGGCCAGTCCGTAGGCGATGAGCCCGACGCGGCGTTAGATATGCTGATGGGAGGGTAAGCTGTCCAGGCTATTAGCAGCTAACCAATAAGGAACGTTCATGATCGATGGGTTGAGAATGGAGTTGGACGAGAGCACGATCTTGGTTGAGAAGGAAGAGTGGAGCCGCATCGTCGCCGAGGGGAGCGCTGGTAAGTTCGAGATGGCATGCAAGTTCTTTCACGACTCCGTAGCCAGCGGATTTTCCGTGAGGTTGATTGCGAATGGTGAGATCGCCAATAGCCTGGATCGCTCGGATGAAGTGTCTGCCCTAATTGCGGAAGCAAAAAAAGATCGCGGTTGATGCTTCAACTGAGGCGGCCTGAGTACAGGCGGGCCGGCAGAGCTGCTAGCCTCGCCAAGTTGAAGGTGTTCCCGTTCCATGGCCATTTGAAGAAGGCACCCTGCGAGGTGCCTTTTTCTTTGGCCGATGATCGTCTGGTCCAGGCGTGATAATTTCCCGATCGCACCAGGATCGGTGCATACAGGGGGATGTGCCATGGGGAAGATGGTGCGGTTACTGGCTGTCTTGTGTCTGTTAGCGTTTAGCGTCGGGTGTGCTACGAATCAGCCACCTGCGGCCCCGCCGCCTCCGCCACCTGCGGAGCAATACCATGAGCAGAAGGCGCTTGATGATCACCGGGCCGCGGCAATGGACCAAGCTGATCGCGCGATTCGATGGGAGCGAATAATCGACGCTGCGGTTAAGGATTCGATCGGTGATTGCACTGACTACCTGGAGCTGAAGGGCGACAGATCAGATTCGAGACGTGTATGGCCAGCGGCCCTGATGATCACCGGTATCGTCGCAGGCTCTGTAGTCGTGCCGGCACTAGCAGCTGGGAATGCAGCCGCTAACGCAGGATGGATCGCTGGAGTGGGCGGCCTTTCAGGCGGCGCCATCGCCTCCTCCAAGGTTCTTGAATCCTCAGGGTTGAGTGGATCTGCTGACGCGAAAGATCGCAACAAGGTTGCGGCCGCCGTTCGCGAGCTGGCGGCGGTCGCGCTCGACCCGTCCAAGCCGGTCGACACTCGGATGGCTGCTGCCGTAAGGATCAAAGTCGAGTGCAAGCTGCCTGACATGCACGTGCCAACGATTCCTGGGACCTAGTGTGGCGAGGCCAGGAAGGCAATCCAAGCAAGGACGCCGGGCGGTGGGATACTTGCCCCTCCATAGATCGGGGAGGTGGAGATGAAGCTGCTGCCACTAGTGTTGGCGACTGCGTTCGTGGCGGGCTGCTCGCAGGACACGGTTGAGATAGATCAAACGGCCCAAGAAGCGGTGCCGCAGGACGCGCAGACCGCGCCTATCCTGTTGCCACAGGAAGAAGCGCAGAAGATTGCGATCTATACGTCCCTGGCGAGCCTGGGTTGTAAGTCGGCTGTGGCTTATCGTGACTTGATCTTGATGGGAGGCAAGCCGTCTATGACTCGCCCGACGGAAAGTCAAAGCTCTGAGTTTTCGGCATTGCACAGCGCCATTTCTGAATTCCTGGAACTGCGAGATTCTGTCAAGGCCTTTCGCTCAGCCGAGTTGGAATGCTTCTCCAACCCTTCTAATCGCGCGAGCGAGGTATTGACGACACGTCGATCAGAAGTCGAAATGAACCTTGAGCTTGTGAGTGAGCGTGCCCAAGCGCATGTGCAGAAGACCCTGCCAGAGCTTGAGCGAGAGCTGGACGAGCTCAAGCGGAAAGTGGCCTCAAGGGAGGTGCCGGATGACTTCGTGTCCGAAGCGGTAATCTCCGCTTTGGAGGACGACATCGAGCAGGCACGGATGGAGCAATCCACGAAGTAGGGTCAGCAGTTTTTTGGTCAACAAGGGTCGCCATTCGGCGGCCCTTTTTCTTTGGGAGAAAGCCTGAGTGGCGACATCGCTGCGCGAACTGGTGGTCAGCGTTACCGCTAATACCGCGGCCTATCAGCGGGAGATGGCGCGCGCCTCTCGTATGGGCGGTGACTTCTACAAGACCGTGCAGCAGGGTGCGCCAGGGGCGAACCGTGCGTGGGACTCTCAGACTGCGGCAGCTCGAACTCACGCGACCGCGGTCGAGGCCGGCACTCAGGCAATTACGCGGTACATGGGAGTCGCTGCGGGTGCCTTCGGGGTGGGCAAGCTAGTCGGCATGGCCGACGAATGGACCAACATTTCGGCTCGGGTCCGTCTCGCTACTGAGACGACCGCGGAGTTCGAGGCAGTGCAGGACCGGCTGGGCAAGATCGCAGACGCGACCTATCGACGGTATGGGGAGGCCGCTGACCAGTTCGCCAGCACCGCGCGGATGATGCGCGAGTTGGGGTTCTCGACAAACGACACACTGGACTCGGCCGAAGCGCTCGGCCTCGCGCTTGTCGCTGGTGGCTCAGACGCCCAGCGTGGCGCTAGTGCAATGAGTGCGTGGACGAAAGCCGTAGCGCTTGGGCGGATCGACACTGAAAAGTGGACCACCCTGATGGAGCAGACGCCAAGGGTTGCGCAGGCGCTGGCAGACGGGCTTGGCAAGACCACCGTCGAGATGACCGAGCTCGCTCGCGCTGGAAAACTGACAGCGGATGTTGCTGTCCCGGCCCTAATCGGGCAGATGGAAAAGCTGCGCGGCGAAGTGGCGCTGATGCCAACTGAGTTCCGTGATGCAGTTACCCGATCGGCCAATGCGCTGCTGAGATTGGTCGGTGGATTGAATGAGGCCAGCGGCGCGACGGCCACGCTTGTGAAGGGCACCGAGTATCTCGTCGAGAACCTCGACGTGGTGTCGAAGATTGCAAGCGGTGCAGCCATAGGCGTACTCGCCAGCAAGATGATCCTGATGGCCAAGGCGACAGGTCAGGCGGCGCTGAGTGCGACTCAGTCCTTTGTGGCAACACGGGCCGAGGCATTGGCCATTCGAGATGCCACGGCGGCTGGCCTAGCCAAGGCGCAGGCCGATCTCCGCCGAGCACAGGCCGCCATGACCGCGACACGCGGCAGCGCCGAGAGCGCGCGGCAGTCCCGCAACCTCGCCACCGCGCTGCTGACCGAGCGCCAGGCGGCAGTGGCTGCGGCGACTGCGCAGGTGAACTATGCCCGCGCCACGAACCTTGCAGCTTCTGCCGGCCGCGGTGCGCTGGCCATCCTCGGCGGCCCCGCCGGCCTGGCGCTGACGCTCGGCACCGTTGCCGCCGGCTGGCTGCTGTTCCGCGGTGGCACCGACGATGCCAGCCAATCGCTGGTCGACTTCAGCGGCGCGGCCGACACCGCGATCGGCAAGTTCCGCGAGCTCAACGCCCAGCAGCAGGCCGGGCAGCTGCTCCGGCTGGACGACCAGATCACCGAGAGCACTCGCGCTGTCGAGCAGGCGATCGAGCGGATGGTGGCCGCGGCGAGCGCGTTCGGCTCCAACGACATGCTGGCGCCGTACCTGGACCAGATCCGGACACTGCAGGCGGAGTTCGGCGCCGGCCGCATCTCGGCTGACGAGCTGTCCGACCGCGTCGCCGCGCTGAATCAGCAGGTGCTGCAGGGATCGCCGGCAGCTCAGACGGTCGGCCGCGACTTCGTGCGCTTTGGTGAGTCGCTGGCGACGTCGGCGCGCGAGGCAGACCGCAAGCGTGGGCTGATGGCCACGCTGACCCAGACCAACACCCAGACCGGCGACTCTGCCGCAGCAGCTGCAGGCAAGTACGACCAGCTCGCTGGCGGGATACGTGGGGCGGGCCAGGCCGCGGTCGACGTCGACGCTCAGCTACGCAGCCTCGACAGCAGGCTCAACGCGCAGATCGTCAACCTAGTGCGGATCCGCGATGGCGCCGAGAAAGCGATGCTGGTCGAGATCGGCCAGCAGATCAACGCGGCCGGCGGCGTCGGCGCGCTGACACCGGAGCAGCGCGCGGCCTTCAACCAACAGATCGCTGCGCAGCGGCTGGTCATGCAGCAGACCGAAGCCGCGCAGGCGGCCGCGAAGGCAGCGAACGCGGCAGACCGCGCCGGCGCCAAGTCCGGTGACCAGTGGCGCGACTACAACGCGCAGATGGAGCGTGCGGCCGCTCTGCAGGGAGCGCTTGCAGATGCATATGGATCAAGCGAAGCAGCGGTAGAGGCTGCGAATCGGCAGCATGCGATAGAGGAGCAGGTACTGCGCTTCGGTGAAGGCCGCCGCGCCGAGATCACTGCTGCCATCGAGCGCGAGGCTGAGGCCAGAACAAGGGCGTATGGCGCGGAGACGGTCGCCAACCTGGAGCGCGAAGTCGCGATGCATGGTCTCGTCGGGCAGGCGGCTCGTATGCGCTTCGAGATTGAGCAGGGCGCCTATACCGATCTGGATCCGCTGCACCAGAGGCGACTTCAACAGCTGGCGGAGGAACGAGACGCCCAAGAGCGAGCAAAGAAAGCACAGTCCGAGTACGAATCGCTGCGGGACCGCTTCCTCGCGCCGGCCTATGGCGGGGGGGGCGTGTACGGGGTCAGTGATCAGTTCTCCGGTGTCAATCGCGCTGCAGCGCAGGAGCGCGAGGAGTACGAGGATCTTCTGAAATCTTTCGAGGAGTATCGCGAGGCGAAGCTTGCAGCAGGAGAGAGGTGGGACGGCAGCGAGCAGGAGCTGGCAGAGCGCCATCGCGCGAACATGGATCGAATCGATCAAGCGCGCTGGCAGGTTGCGGGGATGGTGGCGCAGGGCGCGCTGGAGGACATCACCGACACGATGCGGGTTGCCTTCGGGGAGCAGTCCGGCCTGTACCGTGCGGCGTTCGCAGTGCAGAAGGCCGCGGCGATCGCGCAGGCGACGATGGCAATCCAGGCCGGCATCGCGGAGGCGTCGAAGCAGCCGTGGCCGACCAACCTGGCCGCGATGGCGTCCGTGGCGGCTGCGACGGCAAGCCTCGTGTCCAACATCTCCGCGGTGGGCATGGCGCACGATGGCATCGACAAGGTGCCGCAGACCGGAACGTGGCTGCTGCAGAAGGGAGAGCGGGTCACCACGGCGCAGACGTCGGCCAAGCTGGATGCGACGCTCGAGCAGATCCGCTCACAGCGTGGAGGACAAGGCGGGCAGCCGCAGCAGTTCACCATCAACGTCAACGGCGACCCGGATCGCCGTACGTTGGAGATGCTCAAGGAGGCCGTCCGACAGGGGTCGGACCAAGGCTACAGTCGGGCGGTGGCGGACGTGACCAGCGGCAAAGGGCAGATATCGAGGGCCATGCAACAGAACTGGAATAACGGACGGAGGACGCGTTGATGCCGGACATCTTGTACCCGGCTGGCTTGCCGAGCGCGCTACGAGAAGGCTATGGATTCCAGCACGCGGATCCGCAGTTACGGACACCCATGGTGTCCGGTCGCGCGCGCGTTCGACGCGGTTACACGGATGTACCGTCCAGTGTCCCGGTTGGCTGGCGGCTTAACGACGCTGAGGCGGCGTTGTTTGAAATATGGTTCAAGGACGATTTGCTCGATGGCAGCGCGTGGTTCCTGATGAAGCTCAAGACGCCGATCGGAATCGACTTGCATCGGTGTCGTTTCGATGGCGTGTACGACGGGCCATTCCTGGTAGGGCGCGCCTGGCGCGTGTCTGCAGTCCTTGAGTTGCGCCGGCGGCCGCTTCTGGCCGAGGGCTCGTCGAGCTATCCCGATGCAGTCTTGAACTCGACCATCGTCGACGCCGCAGCGAACAGGGAGTGGCCTGAGTCGTGACGATCCTCAACCGCTTCTATTCATCCTCCGGCCCTGAAGTCGAGCTCGACACGCTGGAGATCCGCACCGAGAGCGCAGTGTGGCGGCTGGTCAAGGGTTATGAGGGCATCGAGGCGCGCACGGAGGACGACGAGCTGGTGACCTTCGAGTGCGCGGGGATCGATGTCGCGATGCCTGCGCGGAACGCTGACGGCACACAGGATCTGGCCTTCGCGATCTCGAACATTGATGGTGTTGCGAGCACCGAGCTGCGTCGTGCGATCCGCGCTGGCGAGAAGATGCACGTGGTCTACCGCGCATACCTGTACCCGGACCTGTCGGCGCCGGCCAAGCCGCCGGTCAAGATGGAGATCAAGGGCGGGTCATGGACTCGGCGAGTCGCGAATCTAACCGCCGGCTACATGAACTTGCTCGACACGGCCTGGCCGCGGGAGCGCTACACCCTCACACGGGCGCCGGGGCTGCGCTACCTCTGATGGATCTCGATCGCTTCCAGAACGTCCGCTGGGTCGCCGGCGGACGCGAATATCCGTGGCTGGACTGCTACGGCGTGATCAACGAGGTGCGTGCGGTGCTGGGTCTGTCGCTATGGCCCGAGTACGCAGGCATCACCAAGGAAGATGGCGGGCTTGCCGGCGCCGCGGCTGAGCACGCGCGATCGGCGGCGACCTGCGCGCCTGAGCCGGGCGCTGTGGCGTTCTGCTACGAGGGCAGCGCGGTCGCCCATGTCGCGGTCGTGATCGAGCAGGACGGCCGATTGTGCGCCCTGGAGTGCAATCCAGGCCGGCACGTCACTGTCCTGCCGCTGTCCCGCTTCTGTCGGCGCTTCGTGCGCGTGGAGTTCTACTCTTGATCCGGATTTATCCATCCCGACTCGACGGCGAGCCGTTGGAGGTGCACGCGCACGGCCGCACGACGATCCACCGGTGGATGCGGTCAATGGTCCGCGGCTACGAAGGGCAGGGCGAGCACCCGATCCAGATCGATGTGGACGGCGAGACTGTGCCGCCGGATCGCTGGACCGTTACCGAGATCGATGGTGACTCGGACGTGCGCATCTACCCGGTTCCGCACGGCGAGGGGGTGGCAGGGATCATCTATTGGGCGGTCACTGCGATAGTCGCGGCCTACGCGATCTACATGCTCAACAACCTGCCGTCGGCGCAGAACACGACAGGCAACACCATCGACCTCAACCCCGCGCGCGCGAACACCGCCCGCCTAGGGGCGCCGATTCGGGAGGTGCTCGGGCGTCGGCGCGTCTATCCCGACTACTTGCTCCAGCCGGTCAATCGCTTCGTCAATGCGACGACCTACCAGACGCAGATGTTCGTGTGCGTGGGCGTAGGTCAGCACGTAATCCCGCCGGGCGAAATGCGCATCGGCGCGACGCCACTGGCTGCCTTCGGCGATGCTGCCAGCTACACGATCTACCCGCCTGGCGCCGATGTGTCCGGAGACCCGCGATCCGAGAACTGGTGGAGTTCGACCGAGGTCGGCGGCACCAACTCGGGGACGCCTGGACTGGACACCAAAGAGACGGCCAACTCGGCGATCGGCATCGTCGCCGGGTCGGTAACGGTGCAGGGCGACGCGATCACGTTCGACGATATCCAGAACGACGGTTCAGCGTCGAACCTGCAAGACCTGTGGTCACCTGGGATGGTGGTGACCGCGCGCGTCGCGGCGAGCTTCCAAGCGCGCAACGATGGGTTGTACAGCGTCATCTCCGGCGCCGCGGTGGACGAGCTGGCGCCAACCGTTGGGATGCCGGTGACGCTCGAGTACAACGACAGCGAATACAGCCTGTTCGTCGCCAGCTACACAGCGGGCACGCCGCCAATTCCGGGTGTCGGGGGCTCTTCGGCGAGCATCACGGGCTCGGCCGCGCTTGCCGGTTACGACTTCAGTGGACCGGCGGCGGTGACGTTCACCGTCGTTTGGCAGAGCAACAGCTACGTCGTCTCGCTCAATCAGGATTACGGCAACATCGCCACGCTGGCGGACGCCATCACGACCCAGATGGCTGGAAGCGGACTGGTGGCGACGTACAGCGGCGCTGTGTTGAAGATCGGCGAGTCTGCCAGCCCTTGGATCGGGGGCGCGATTGGGTACTCGATCCTGCCGGTACAGCTATTCGGAGCTTCACCTGTTGAGGCGACTGGAGTTGCGTCTACCGGAGGAACGCCGGCACAGCTGCCGAACATCACGCTCGCCTACGAGAGCGCCACCGGCACAGCCTTCAGCGGCCTGCCGGAGTTCCCCGTCGTGCTGTCGCTGTCCTACGGCACGGGCGAATACCGAGTCGGCACCGTCAGCGGAAACACCGCGACGCTCACACGTCTCAATCCGGATGGATCGACGGATTCGTCGTGGCCGGGCTGGACGCCGCGATCGACACTCGATTTCACCGCCTCAGGATTCGAAGAGAACGATCGATGGCTCGGGCCGTTCCTCGCGTGCCCGGACGGCGAGACGACGACCGCGTTCGAAGTCGACTTCAGCCTCCCCAATGGACTGGCGTCCTACAGTAGCAAGGGCAGGATCCGCGGCGCTGGGGTGACCGTTGCGGTGCAGTACCGGGCCTACAACGCAGGTGCGGCGTGGATCACGCAGTACTACACCTACAGCGACACGACGATAGACGCGAAGGGATTCACGCATCGGATCGTTCTGGGAACCGATTCCCAGGTCGAGGTACGGGCACGCCGCATTTCGCCGATCGATGGCGGGAACACACGCGAGTCGGTCTACTGGCAGGGCCTCCGATCGCGCCTGTCCACGAGACCGGCGTCATACCCTGGGGTGACGACTATCGGTCTGACGATCAATACCGGCACGAAACTGGCCGCGCAGTCGGATCGACGTTTCAGCGTCGTCGCGACTCGCCAGTACGAAGAGGGCACGGCACGCACGATCAGCGGCGCGCTGTACCACGTGCTGCACTCCGTTGGGTTCGGCGACGCGCAGATCGACCGC